AAGAAGACGCTCCAAAAGTAAGTTATAAATTTGATAATTTAGGTTTTAGAAACGATAAATCCATTAAAGAAGTAAGTAAAGATCCTAATTGGTGGTTGTTTGATTCCTCATGTTTTGGATTAGGCCCAGGAGTAAGCTCAGAAAGAACTGTTCCTAGAATGCTAGAGAAATACACAGACATTCCTGTATATAATATGAGTTTATTTGGTGACAGGCCTGAAATAATTACTAACAATATTTTAGAACTATCTAAAAGATGGATTAATCCTCCCAAGAAAATACTCCTTCATATTTCAGAACACCCAACAGGTTCATACAGACTTGAGAACAATAACAAGTTTACAAATATAGATTATCCAGGTTTAGTATTATCAGAACTAATTACTGGCTCTACACCAGATCAATTCTCATGGTTTGAAAACTTCGAAGAACAAAAAATGGGAGAAGGACATCACAGGTTGGCTTATAATACAATTATAAAATTGTGTGATGTTCTAAAATTAAATTTAAGCTGGTTATACACAGGACCAGTAGGAGACTACTCACCTGTTAATTACCTAAAAGAACATCAGGACATTATATTTTCTCCCAAACCAATACCTGGTAGTGGTTGTGGTTCCTATAGCAAAGAGACGCCCTTTAACGAAAGGAAAAGGATCGTTTCTACTAAATTTTTAGATCCTATCACAACTTATCAACCAGCAAGAAGAGATGAAATGTTTGATGTATCAAGGGATTTGTTTCACCCAGGCCCAGAATCACACAAAGTAATGGCACAAACTATATGCCAGCACTTTCTGGAATCTAAAAGAAACTTTTAAGGAATGGTCCTATGTGCCATTGACTTTTACTATGAAAGAACCTATAATAGCAGTATAGGTTTAAAAATTGGAGTATATTATGAAACTTAGCAAAGACACTCTTGATGTAGTCAAGAACTTCGCAACAATAAATACGAACATTCTAGTTCGTGAGGGTAACACACTCTCGACAATTAGTACCGGCAAAAACATTTTTGCTCGTGCTGAGATTAAAGAGGCCTTCCCTAAAGAATTTGCAGTCTATGATTTAAATAGTCTGCTTTCACTTCTTACTGTAATGGAAGACACTGATGTTGAATTTGGAGACGAGAGCCTCACAGTTAGCAAAGGTGCAGCAAAATTTGAATACTATTATGCAGACCCTAACATTATTGTTAGTGCACCTGATAAGAGTATTGATGTTGACACATTCTTCCAATTCGATTTAACCAAAGATGATATTGACATGATCATGAAGGCAGCAGCTATTACAGCAGCTCCTATGTTGAGTGTGATTGGTGATGGTTCTGAGGTAGTAGTTACAGTAGGAGATCCTGCTACACCTAAGTCTAATTCTTTTAGACAGGTTATTGGCACAACTGATAAGACATTTGACGCTAGACTTGCTGTTGAAAACTTTAAGGTTGTACCTGTAGGTTATACAGTTACCTTATCTCAAAAGAAATTTATGTTCTTAGAGAGTAGTAAAGGTAACTTGAAATATTGGTTGGCGCTTGAGCGTTCTTCCACATTATAAGGAGTCCCAATGGATGAGAATAAATTAGAAGTCACTATTCGTGAAGCCACAAATGGCTGGATAGTTGAATTGAATCGTGAAGGTGAGACAGTAGAATACATTTTCACAAGGCCTAACCCAGCAATCAACTTGGTTAGAAAAGTAATGAAGGGTGAGTTAGACCCGTTTAATTTGGAGGATGGAGAATGAGCGAATTAACACCAGTAGTTCCTGATTTTGTAGTAAAGAAAATGGTTTATACTACATCAGGAGAAAATAAATGGGTAGAGATGACAAAACAACAATTATTCGATGGAAAGAGAGTAGTTATTTTTGGCCTACCTGGAGCATTTACACCAACATGTTCTGGCCAGCAATTGCCTGGTTATGAGATGTTGTATTCTAATTTTAGAGAGGCAGGTATTGATGATGTTTATTGTATTACAGTAAACGATTCATTTGTTTGTCGTGAGTGGGAAATAGATCAAAATCTAGTTAATGTAAAAGTTATACCTGATGGTAGTGCAGAGTTCACTATTAAGATGGGTATGGATGTGAGAAAAGACAATCTAGGTTTTGGAGTTAGGTCTTGGAGATACGCAGCTATCATTGATGATGGTAATGTAATACAATCATTTGTTGAAGAAGGATTTCAAGACAATTTAGAAGGCGATCCTTACGATGTAAGCACACCTGAAAATGTACTAGACAATGTGAAAGCTTATGGCTGGCCTAGTAAGTATGAAGGTAGTTATGATGCTAATGGAAGCCCAGTACCACTTGAAGAAGGTAAGCATATAGATTTAAACTTCTCAGAAACAACAGATGTTAAGGAGACTTTTTCCTAGACCTTTTTACCCTCGGAAAATGTGGCCGACATTTTGGAGCAAAAAAAGTTCGCCTAAAATTATGGAGATGATATGACACCAGAACAATTTTTATGGGTAGAGAGATATAGACCCAGAACTATCGAAGATTGTATTCTTCCAGATGAAGTTAAAAAACAATTTCAACAGTTTATTACAAAGGGAGAAGTCCCTAACCTATTACTATCAGGAACAGCAGGTACTGGTAAAACAACCATTGCACGCGCATTATGTAATGAATTAGATTGTGACTACATTGTTATTAATGGTAGTGATGAGGGTAGACAGATAGACACCCTTAGAACTAAAATTAAACAGTTTGCATCAGCAGTATCATTTGAAGGTAAGACTAAGGTTGTTATACTTGATGAAGCAGACTATATGAACAGGGATAGCGTTCAGCCAGCCCTTAGAGGGTTCATAGAGCAATTTGCTGAGAACTGTAGGTTTATATTTACATGTAACTACTCCAATAGGCTTATAGGCCCGTTGCACAGTAGAACAACGGTTATAGACTTTAAAGTTGAATCGGGCCGAGATCGATTAGCCTCTAAGTTCCTTAAAAGGATGGAGTACATACTAGATACCGAGGGTGTAGAGTATAGCCAAAGGGTACTAGCGGAGCTCCTAAACAAACATTTCCCTGATTATAGAAGGGTTATAAACGAACTGCAAAGGTACGCTGTAGGCGGTAATATAGATGAGGGTATATTAGATAACTTTAAAAACATAGACGCTGAGACCCTCACAAAGAGTCTCAGAGATAAAGATTGGCGTGGTATGAGGAAGTGGGTTGTAAGTAATGTAGACACAGATCCACAGGGTATATTTAGACAGATATATGATGTACTGCTTCTTGAGGTTAAGTCGCCAGCACAATTGGTTGTGCTTATTGCAGATTATCAATATAAAGCTGCTTTTGTGGCAGATCAAGAGATTAATATTACGGCCTGTTTAACAGAAATTATGGTAAATACGGAATTTAAATAATGGCCAAAGACGCTTGGATACAGATTCGTATCGAAAAATCAAAAAGAGAAGAAATTAAGAAAGAAGCCAAGAAAAGAAATATGACGGTTTCCCAACTAATGTTAGAAGGATATGAAACATTGAGAGAAGGGAAATATATTGACTTTAAGTAGGTTATGGAAATTATGGTGCATGTCCCTAGGAGAAAAAGCAAGCGATGATTCTGCAGAAGCAGATATGGTTGCTATTTTCAGAACACTCGTTGTTCTTGTTAACTTCTTTACATGCTTCTTTATAATAGCAGGAGTAATAAGGCACTTTTAGATGAGTAATGCAATATTAGAAGGTTTTGGCGAGGCAGTCAAAGAAATAGATGAAAGTGAGTTTGAACATAAACTCGAGAAGCTAGGTCCTTTTGATTTTGTTAATAGTATAAATTTTAAAAAGGAAAATTACTCAGAAGACCCGAGGGTTGAAAAACAGTATAATCCTTTTATAGTAAATAGAAATTTTGGCATGCATGTGGATAGTGTATTACAAGCCAACGAAATGAATAAGAATTTTCATTTAGATAATAAAATGCAGTATGATTATCTAATGGATAGTATAAAATTTGGAAAGAGGCAATGGCTCAAGAAAAAGGAAGACGAAAATATAGAAATTATACAAAAGTTTTTTGGATATTCTTTTATGAAGGCCAAAGAGACCCTTAGTCTATTAAATGATGATAAGTTAGATCTCATAAAGAGCTACCTTAGTACTTCTAAAGGTGGAAAAGTATAAATACCTGTATAACTTAATTAATTATTAAATATACAGGCAATTTATTGAAATGAGTGATCAAGAGAATTACTTTAACATAGACTATCCAGGGTATTCACCCCTAGAAATTTCCTTAAACGACCCAGAAGATTTTCTGAAAGTCAGGGAAACATTGTCTCGAATTGGAGTAGCTTCAAAAAAGGAAAAAGTCCTTTATCAATCATGCCATATACTACATAAGAAAGGACGATACTTTATCACACATTTTAAAGAACTGTTCGCTCTTGATGGCAAAGAAGCTGATTTCCAAGATAACGATTTACAAAGAAGAAATACTATTGCTAAACTTCTCCAAGATTGGGGTTTAGTAAAAATATTAACTGAACAAGAAGATTTGGCACCTTTAAGTCAGATAAAAATTATATCGTTTAAAGAGAAAGGTGAGTGGGAACTAATCCCCAAATACAATATTGGAAAGAAAGTTAAATAAGAACCAAATACAAGCCCTCCAACTTA